AGTATTGGTTTGGATGGTCTCCTCTTGTCGAGGATATCGTCTCTTCCGTCGCTCAATTAGCCGAACCTCTCCCGGAGTCTCGTCCGTATTATGGTTCTGCGTCTGGTAGCTTTTCTGTTAACCAGACCTGGACCTATAATGCGGGAGCTTACAAAGGGGATATTGACGTCCGTGTTTCAACGGGCGCCAACTTTACCCTTAGCAACCCCAACACCTACCTGTTTTCACAGTTAGGTATGTTGAACCCGGGCACTGTTGCCTGGGAAGTCATACCATTTTCATTTTTGGTTGACTGGGTTGCTGACGTGTCCTCATTCATCGAGTCCTTTTCGGACTTCGCTGGTTTGACCGTCACTGAGCCCTGGAATAACATCAAGTTGAAGACGCAGTGGCAATACATACTGCCCGTCAACAAAAATGTTACCTCCAACGAGTGGGTCGTGTTCAAGCGTTCAACAACGCTTCTACGCCCCCTTCCTAACCTGAATGTTCTAGCAAATCTAGGACAATCAGCCACACGGGCGGCCTCTGCCGTCTCGCTCCTGGTCAAGATCTTAAAAGTCTGACCTTTACCTAACCAAGAGGAAGAAACCATGCCTGCAATGGCTAACATCGTGATCACCAACGCAGCCGCAGCATCGCGGACGTTCACTGCGGCTACCGCCTCGGCTGGGGACAAGTCCCCCGCCGTTTGGCGTGACGTCGCGTCACACGTGAACATCGGCTTTCGCCCAAAGCTGTCGTGCATGACGCGGGACAATGCGAATCGAAACGGTCGGGTTATCGACTTGTCGTTCTCGTTTCCAGTAGTGGAGACGATAGCGTCGGTTGATACCCTCACCGCGACGGTTCCGCTTCGACTCACCGGTACTCTGCCGACCAACGTTTCAGCCACTGTCGTGGCTGACGCGTTCCATCAGATGGGAGCCCTTGTGGCCTCCACTCTGATTCGGTCTGTTGCAGCTGAGGGATACGCGCCCACTTAAAGGCGCGCTCCTCTGCATTCTATCACTCACTAGGAGTTACGAATGAGTACCATCACGCGCGAGTTACGCCGCGTAACGGAGCTTTCCCTTAGATCCCTTGACACTCCAGTTTCTCTCGGAGTTTACCTCCGTTTGAAAAATGAGTGCTGGGACGAACTAGCCACAATGGAAGTTCTTCCCCGCAACTACCTCGATTGTCCTTCCGGTGTTGAAAAATACCGTAAAGACATCTTGGCAGCCTCTCTACTTAGGAAACTTGCCACTCTTCCAACTAGTTGGAATAGGAAGCAGGTTGCCCTAGAGGAGTTTTATAGGTGCGAGAAACAGTGCTTTGCCACTAACGAGCGGTTGAAACTCTTGGATTTCCCCTTAGGGAAACTCGAGTTCGCTGCCCTAGATATTCTAGGGAAGTGTAAGAATCTCCTCGCTCGCATATGGGGCCGCGTTCCTAACTCCCTTTCAGGGAGATTCGGACCCGGTACTGTCTTCGAACTCAAAGGATCACGTCACAGCACGCTTGGTGACAAACTCCATGTCACACCTCATGTCACAACGGCCGCGTACCCGGTGTTTTCCCATACATGGGACGGGAACGCCTTCGATAGGCGTAGGTCGTTGATGGGTCTTCCTTACGTTTCTCTTGTCCCTGGTAACCGTTTCACAACGGTCCCCAAGGATGGGAAAACGGACAGAGGCATATGTATTGAGCCTCTTGGTAACCTCTACTGCCAACTTGGGGTAGGGTCACACCTTAAGGAACGTCTTGCCGGCGTCGGGATCTTTGTTCACCGTGAGGTGAGCGTTGATCCCATTTCCGCTTTAAAGACGCGTCGCCGTCCTAACGGACAGAAACTCCACCAAAAATTGGCCCGAGACGGGTCAATTTCGGGAGAGTGGGCGACGATCGACCTAAGCTCCGCTAGCGACACCGTTTGTCGTGAACTCGTCAAAAGGGCTTGCCCCGATGACTGGCACGACTTGCTGTCGTCGCTCCGTTCGCCAAAAACACTGGTCAACGGAACTTGGCACCTATTGAGCAAGTTCAGCTCAATGGGCAATGGATACACGTTTGAACTTGAAACCTCGATTTTCTTGGGGTTGATCTCCTCAGCGTGTGGTCTTCGTCCAGGCACAGATATTTTTGTGTATGGCGACGACATAATCATTCCAGCCAAGTACTACCAGATCGCTCTGTCTGTTTTACGCTTTTTCGGTTTCACACCCAATCCGAAGAAATCCTTCGGTGAGGGTCGATTCCGTGAGTCCTGTGGAGGAGACTACTTCTGCGGGGTTGACGTTCGCCCGTTTTTTATTAAACGGGATCCCGTCACGCCCTTAGAATGGTTCTCTCTACACAATGGCCTCAAGCGCGCCGGTCTAACCGGCGGCCCTCTAAGCCTCTGCATTTCGCAGGTGCCTAGTCGGTACAGACACTTCGGACCTCCGACCTTCGGAGATGCAGTTCTTCACGGGGATTATACCCCGTTAACTCGTTCTAAGTTTCCTCACACCCTTTGGGTGAAAGGGCTTAGTCCTTGTTTCAGGCCAATCCCACTTGAACGATGGGGTACGAGCCTGGAAGATCTACTTCCTCTGATAACCGGAGGGGCCTCTCCTTGCGGTTTTGTTCCGCAGGGTTCGGTTCCGAGCGGTTACACTCCGATCTGGCTAAGCGTCAGCTGACTTAATGGAGGCGGGG